CAGATTGTTTGGTTAAGCTTTACATAATTTTGGCCAATCAATTGCTCGATTCCTTCATATTCTTTGTGCAGTTTACCGATGTAATAGTAGTCTGAAATAGAATCTTTCTTGAAAGATTGAACAACAAAATCTTGTGGCTTTACTCCGTTTATGACTGTTTCAAATATTCCTTTACTAATAACCGGGATTTGCATTGATTCATACGTTGGATCAGCAAAAATCCCTTTCTTTACCATGGTTCCTTGTTTGGTTACAAAAACATAATTGTTCACGTCTTTTTGAAAAACCTTTTGATATGAATTAATAGAAACCGTTAGATGCAGTTGCTGACACCACAATTCAAGAAGATCACGAATGATAGGTTCCATTATCGGCTTAATTTTGATCAAGATTCCGTCTGTATTAGTTTGAATCAATTCGTCATAAAAATTTTCAAGTACAAGAATCAAATGCGTAATGATCAATTGCCCACTGATTGTTACCGAAAAGAACTTTTGCGGATCATACATGGAAGAGTACGGGTTATTCATGGATCCATTTACTGCATTGATTAATGTTTTATAAGTCAGATTTTCCGTTTCGACTTTCTTTTGATACAAATGATCAAACGCTTTTGGATTCTTGATTGCTACGCTTAAAAAATTATTGTTTTTTATGATTGACGGAAAAAATTGTTTAACATCGATAAGTAAGAATGTACCTTCACCTTTGTATTTTTCTTTAGCAGCGTGTAAACCACCAAATCCATAGACATGCGTTAAATTGGCCAAAGTCATTTTAAATTTTTCTTTTTTTAGACTTTCTTCCATCGTGTTTTGATAGGTAGTTTTTACCTTATCGTAAAATTTGATTAGACGTTCTGGAAGTTCATACTTGGGAACAAACTGATCGTAGCTATACATCAATACATTAGGTCTCTTGGGTGTTTTCTTCGCTTGTAAAATTTCTGCAGCAAGATTAGCACGCGTTTTGGTTACTGATCGCGCTGGTAGACCAAACTGCTTAACTATCTCAAATTTTGTTTCTAAGTACTCTTCTCTGTATTCGAATACTTTTTCAATTACAGCAATTCTTTTTTTACAAAATTCTTCAATGCTCTTAGCCGAAATATCCATTCTCAAATTGTATGCAATTTCTTCTATCGTGCAATTCCTTGCTTCCTGCAATAAGTCAATGGATAGATACTCTTGTAGAAACGATCCTTTGCCTTCAGTTAATTTGTTGGCCAGAAATTTATCGCTTTCTCGATAATTGCCGAATCCAACCAGATAATGAACATTTGAGAGAGCTTTTTTAAGGCTCTCTCTGTTGTTAGCAAGTTCATATCTATCATCTGTTTTGAAAAACGCCAGCCAATTATCGCCATTCTTATATAACCAATAAAAAGTAAACATTGGCATAGCTCCTTACTTTTTAAAATGGAAGATCTTCGTCTGAAATGTCAATTGTTGAATCACGATCGATAGGTTGGTCCGCTGGATCATCATATCCAATGAAATCAAAATTCTTGTATGGCCGAGATGGGTCTTTCTTATTTGGTGTCGATTTAACTTCTAAAATGTATTGGCTACCGATACCATCTTTGAAAGCAGCAGCCATGGTTGTTTCATCTTCCCAATCATCATCGGTTAGTTGCAATCCGATGACAGAAGCTAACTTGGCCACGATCTTAATGTTTTTCTGAAGAACAAATTCCGGAACTTTGGCTGTGTCGAATCCTAAATTGATAAATTCTTTCTGACCAGCTGCTTCACCAACCGTTACTTCATTTTCAAATGACAATGCTTCCCAACCACTTTGAAAAACTTTGTGTTCGACATTAGATAATGTTACATCATACTCGCCGTCTGCAAGGCCTTGATTGCCGCCAGCGTTCGGATCGTCTTTCTTTGGATCGAATCCTGCTAAAATTTCATTTGCTAAATCTTTTAATCCCATGTTAATTTCCTCTTTTCATTTTTGTTTTAGATTTGTGGTTTGATTCTCCGTTGTGTTGGTGCGTCTGTTGCAGGTTTGACCGTAGATGCCGCTTTATTAACAGGAGCTGACGGTTTTGCTTTTCGCTCAGTTTGTTTAATTTCTTCAACCTTCTCAGTTGTCTCGTCACTGGGTGTTTCTTCTGTGATTTTCAAGACGTCCTCTTGCTCCTCAATTTTTTTAACAATCTCGTCTTGGACTTTTTTTGATGTCTTGGTTGAGCGACCAAATACACCCGTAATAGTATCTAGCAATGCTAGAATT